CAACCGCGATATCACCAACCCTTATTGGTATGGCCAAGCCGTGAAGGCCTTGCGTTCCATCAAGAGCGACGCCGGCGTTCCGTTCGGAGCCTGGAACGGGCCTCCGTCCACGCGATTTCTGGTGGTTCCGCCAAGCCTGGAAGAAGCGGCGCGCCAGCTGCTCCATGCGACCTTTGGCGCTGGCGCCGGCACTTCAAGCGGTATCGCTTCGGTGCCGATGGCGAACATCTATCTGAACGATGCGACGCTCATAGTGTCGGAGTGGCTGACCTAAGTAGTGATTTTCGCACGTGGCTGCTGGAGCCGGTGCTGGCTGAGCTGAATGCGATCAGCGACCAGCTCCGGCAGATAGTGCAGAAGGAGATAACGCTGATGAGCGCTTTGAGTGACTTGCAGGCGGCGGAGGCGGCAATCGCAGCCGCCGTGCAGAACGCCATCACTTTGATTCAGCAGCTGCAGACCGGAGGCGTCGCGTCGGCCGACGTCGAGGCCGTCGTGAGCCAGCTCCAGGCCGCGGCGGCGAGTCTGAACGTGGCAGTCCAGCCCGCACCGGCTCCGTAAAGCGATGGCGCGATTCAAGCTCGGCAAATTGCCGCCCAAGCCGGCCAAGTTCAAGCTCAAGAAGTATCTCGGGCCAGCGCTGCCGCCGCCTCCGACGCAGATCGACTGGACGATGGCGCTGACCGAAGACTGGGGCATGGACGCGAATGATCGATATGGCGACTGCGTCTACGTCGCGAGCGCGCATATCCTGATGCTCGCGACAGCGGCCGGCGACGGCCTGGTCGTGCCGAGCGCCCAGGACGTGCTTAACGCTTATTCTGCCGGGACCGGCTTCGACCCGTCTACTGACAATGGCGACACAGTCGTACACGGCCTGCAGTACATGGTTACCACTGGGATGTGCGGACAGAAGTGCGACGCCTTTGCGGAGGTCGATAAGACCGACAAGCTCGCGATGATGCAGGCGATTGCGCTCTTCGGGGCGCTCGACGTCGGCGTCAACCTGCCGCAATCGGCGATGGATACCTTCGGCAAGCAGGTCTGGTCGGACATCCAGGACACCCGCATCCTCGGCGGCCATTGTGTGCCGGTCTTCGCTTACGACGAGCAGACCGTGAAGCTGGTGACCTGGGGCCAGGAGCAGTTCGCGACCTGGGGTTGGCTGCTGCACTATATCGACGAAGCGGTGGCGCCGCTGTTCTTCGCCTGGGCGCGCAATTCGGTCAATTGCGATCCCGACGGCTTCGACCTCATCACGCTGGAGACGGACCTCTCTGTCATTCCCGCGCGGTCTGCTCTGTCTGGCGCGCGAGGAATCCCGGAAGGGACGAAAAAATGAGCGCTGGAGCATACGCCCAAGTCAGCGACATGCAGGCGCGTTATCCCAATCGCGACCTGGTGCAGCTCACCAACGAAGACCCGACCGTGACCACGATCAACGGGGCGTTCCTCGCGACCTTCCTGAATGACGCGTCGGACGAGATCGACGCGTACCTGGAATCGCGCGTGGCGCTGCCGTTGAGCGATCCGCCGGCCATTCTGACCCGGCTCTGCTGCGAGATCGCGATGTATCACCTGAATGCGCTCAGGCCGATTCACGACATTACCGACGCGAAAAACAAGTATGACAGCGCTATTGCGTTTCTGAAGGAAGTGAGCGACGGCAAGCGCACGCTCGGCCTCAGCGCCGATGCGCAAGAGCCGGCCGAGACCACAGTCGTCCAGGATGTGAACGCGGGCGGCGATCCGTCGCTGCCGCAGCGTGTATTCAGCCGCGGAACTCTCAAGGGATTCTAATGATGAAGAAATCAAGCGAGCGGCCCCCAGCCAAGCCCGCGCCCAAACCATCGAGGCCTGCGTCCAAGCCGGCGCCGAATCTGGTCGACCTCAAGAACCTGGTCGGGCAGATGAAGGGTGTGCTGACCTGGATGAAGGCCGAGCGCGAGCAGATGCGTTCGATGGTGGATGCGATGCGCGCGATTCTGGCCGAAGCCGAAGGCACCGAGGCCCTAGCCGAACTAGAGGAAGTTCATGAAGAAGAAAGCCAGCAAGAAGACAACCACGAAGAAAACGTCGGTCACGAAGAAGAAGCGCACGGCGACCCGATAGTTTCCGGCGTCATCGACGACCCCGACAATTATTGAGAGCTGCGCAACAAGCGGAGCGAAATACCCATGGCAGAGGGGGAACGCCAGGATAAACGGCCGTCCTGCGGATGGCCGATCATCGAGACCAACGCCGGCGGCGGCACCAGCGCCCATCCCTGCGGCTCGGAGCAGAACGTCTTCAACGTCAAGGGCCGCGGCAAGTACGTCGGCCGCGCGCGCGAGACGCCGGTCTGCGAGAAGCATCTGCTCGATGCGTGGAAGAGCTGGAACGTCGATTCGGCGGAACCGCTCTGCGGCAGCGGTCAGCAATCAGCGTTCAGCACTCTATTCGACGAATTTGGGCGAACCCAAGCTGCAGTTCAGCGTTTCGTCCACGACATGCTGCGGACAGCGCGGATACTTGCGAAATGAACGCCGGCATCCAAATCAAGCTCGAACCCTTCGGTTTCGAACGCGCCGAGGCCACAATTGCGGGCATCCTGCTCAAGGCAGGGCACCTGCGGTCGCCGTTCGAGAGCGCCGGCAAATTCCTGGTGACGCGTACGCATGAGCACTTCGAGCATGAGCGCTCGCCCGAAGGAGAGCCGTGGGCGGCGCTCAGCGCAGCTTACGTCGCCCGGCCCAAAGAACAGGGCGGCCGCGGCGGCGCCGCTCATCCGATCCTGTTCGTGCAGGGCTACCTCGAAGCATCGATCAATTATAAGGCCGGCGACGCCGAGCTGGCGGTCGGCACCAATCGCAAATTTCCGGGCGGAATGAAGAGCGCGGCGGCGATCCATCAGCTCGGCGGCGAAGCAGGCCGGGGCCATCGCGCGGCGATTCCGGCGCGTCCGTTCCTGGGCGTGGACAGCGCCGACGAGGAGCGCATCAGCGATGTCCTGGTGAATTATTTAGCGAAGCTGTGAACGGGATTCCTCGCGCCCCAGACACGCGCGGGAATGACAACTGAGGAGGGGTGGTGGCTGTATTCTTGGATAGTCCCTGGACCGGGCAGACCTTCGATCCCGCGACCGCGCTGGATATCGCAGCGGTCGAGGCGGCGATCGTCGCCCAGCTCCAGGCCGCTATCGGCAATCTGGTCGAGGTCCGCCACTTCCCCGACAAGCCCGAAGCCTACGAGATGCGCCATCGCATCGGGGTGGCGATGGTCATCTACATGGGCGGCGATTACGGCGACATCCTCGACACCGGCCACGTCGCCCAGGAGCGGACGATGGAGTTCGCGGTCGGCGTGCGGATCCGCGACCTCGGCTGGGCCTTCGGCGGTCCGCCGTCGGGCACTTCGCCCGGCGCCTACCAGGTGCTGGAAGGCATCCGCATGGCGCTCACCGGCTTTCAGCCGAACACCGGATGCACCAAGATGCGGCCGATGCGCGAGCGCTTCCTTGATCGCGACAAGCAGGGGGGTGTCTGGGTCTACGAGATGGTCTTTGCTACCCGCACGGTCGCGGTCGAGAACTTCCAGCCACCCACCTTCCCGCTCTTCATCCACGGCACTGCGCTCGAAGAAGGAGGGGTGACGACGATGCAGGTAGGGGTGGCGCTGCTGACCTTCAGCGGCAATCCGGGGACGATCTCTCTTCCGCAGGGCAATCTGTCGGCGGTGATGGTCAAGAATCAGGCGCTGACGACTACTTACACGGAAGGCGCTGACTACTCAGTCGATTACGTCAACGGGGTAATCACTCGAATCGCGAGCGGCGCAATAGCTAGTAACGCGACGGTGGCGGCGAGTTATGGCTATAGCGAGGTGGTAACGGTGCTCGCCAGCGGCGGCAGCGTGCCGTTCGCGCCGAACAATTGACAATCGGGCAACGGCCCGATTGTCACCCCGAGCGAAGCCGAGGGGTCAACGCGAAGCGATTTGAGGGGGAGAATTGGGAATGGAGATCAGCAAGAACGGGGGAGCGCCAGCGCCGGCCGCGATGGTTACCAGCTCCTGGGTGCGCGACGATTTCGCTAACGGGCGCAGGCGCTTCAAGGTTTATGCGATTCACGTGCCGCTGGTGCAGGGAGTTGCCGCCGACATGCGGATTGACGCCTCGCATCCGCGCATCGCGGGAGCGCCGGCGGTAATCGGCGAAGTGAGTATCGAGGTGCCGAACCTGGAAGTGGCGAAGATTCTGCATGCCGCTATCGGCGAGATGCTGGCGAAGCAGCCGCCGGAGATTTTGCAGGTGAAGAGCGCATGAGCAGCGAAGACGCGGGATTCCTCGCGCGGCAGCCACCCGCGGGAATGACAGACATGAGCAATGAAGTCGAAATCATCTTCACCGTCGGGCGGCAGTTCTACGCCGTGCTGCGCGGTCCTGCGGGTCCCGCCGGCGCCGCGCCGCTGCGCGAATGTGGGCTGTGGCTGAGCATCGAGAAAAAGCCGCTGCCGGTGCCTTCGGACTGGCGCCGGCCGGATATGGTCTGCGCTTGCGTGATGCGCGGCCGCGATTATTACCGGGTCGGCATCCGTGGCCCGCAGCATAGCGGCGGTAGCCAGGCCATCAGCCTCGACGACGAACTGGTCAAGGACTACCGCGACGCCGCCTGGTGGACGCCTGGGCTCGAGGAGGCGTGGGTCGAGCTCCAGGGGATGAAGGAAGCGACCAAGGCTGATATCGCGCGTTGGGAAGGCGAAGGCGGCGGTTCCAGCCAGAAAAAAGGGAAGCACTAAATGCCGAAGAAAGATTCGATTGCGGCGGATTCGGCTCCGAGCGAAGAACCGCAGGGGGCACCGCTGGTGACTGTGCTTTATTCGGAGCATCGCGATCTCTACAAACTGCCGGCGCTCGGGGTTGACCTTTGGCTCAGCGTGCAGGTTTATCCGATGGCCGATTTCGGCCGCTCGGGCGGCGGCAACGTCGGCGCAGCGAAGACCGTCAACGGCCTAGGATGGCGCCGGAGCTATCGCAACTGGTCAATCATCGCGCCGGGGGCGGTGGTGACCCTGCCGGCGGATGATCCGCTGGTGGCCGATTACGCGAACCAGGTTTCATTGGGGTGAGCACTTGAGATGAGCACGGGGCTGCTGATGGCATCGGGGATGGCGATTATGCTCGTCGCGGTCGCTATCGGCATGCTGCTTTGCACGGCGGTCGAATCCTGGAAGCGCCGGCGCCGAATCCGCGCGCGACGCGGCCAACTGGTGCCGCTGCGGCGGCGCGCGACCGGCAGGCGCTGCGCGAATGACAGACAGGATTCTCGATTTTGGGAAAGGTTCTAGTACAGCCGCGACAACCCTCACCAGGGCAAGCTCCGCGGCGGCACACATGCTAGGTCGGTGAAAAAAAATGCCAGCAGCATTTC